TATTGGACTTCACTTTTATCCTATCTGGGAAGCTGCTTCCCTAGATGAGTGGCTTTACAACGGTGGACCTTTCCAACTGGTAGTTTTCCACTTCCTCATTGGCATCTACTGCTATATGGGTCGTGAATGGGAACTCTCTTACCGCCTAGGTATGCGTCCTTGGATTATGGTTGCTTATAGCGCACCTGTTGCTGCTGCTTCTGCAGTGTTCCTTGTATATCCTTTTGGTCAAGGTTCTTTCTCTGATGCTATGCCTCTGGGTATCTCTGGTACTTTCAACTATATGCTTGTGTTCCAGGCAGAACATAACATTCTGATGCACCCCTTCCACATGCTTGGAGTTGCTGGTGTGTTTGGTGGTTCTCTGTTCAGTGCTATGCACGGTTCTCTGGTTACTTCCTCACTGGTTCGTGAAACCACTGAGAATGAGTCGCAGAACTACGGTTACAAGTTCGGTCAAGAAGAAGAGACTTATAACATCGTTGCCGCACACGGTTATTTCGGACGCCTTATTTTCCAATATGCTTCCTTTAATAACTCACGTTCACTTCACTTCTTCCTTGCTGCTTGGCCCGTTGTAGGTATCTGGTTCACCGCTCTTGGTGTTTCCACGATGGCTTTCAACCTTAACGGTTTTAATTTCAACCAGTCCATCATTGATGGTCAGGGTCGTGTGGTTAACACCTGGGCAGACATTCTGAACCGTGGTGGTCTCGGGCTCGAGGTAATGCACGAAAGAAATGCACACAACTTTCCTCTTGACCTTGCTACTGCAGAAGCAACACCAGTTGCCTTGACTGCTCCCGCAATCGGTTGATAACAACTGAATAACTGATATAATTAAGAGGGTATAACAACCCTCTTTTTTATGTCTCATAATACTAACTACGAACCTATTCCTAACTGGGCAATCTGGGTAGGAATAGGTATAATGGTATTCACAATTCTTGTATTTCTCTTGTTCACTCTCGGAATAATATATTGGGGATGAGTAAAAACACTCATTGACCTTTTTTGTTAAGTAATGTTAAGATAAATATGAGAAATCACATAGGAGGCTATGACTTCTTCTACACTTTCACAACCAATTTCACAAAGGGGATGGTTTGATGTACTCGACGATTGGATTAAGCGTGACCGCTTTGTTTTTGTTGGGTGGTCAGGTCTTCTTTTATTCCCTACTGCTTACTTGGCATTGGGTGGTTGGCTTACAGGTACAACGTTTGCAACCTCCTGGTACACGCATGGCATTGCCTCGTCGTATCTTGAGGGATGTAATTTCCTTACTGCTGCTGTTTCAACTCCTGCAGACGCTCTCGGACATTCCTTACTTCTACTCTGGGGTCCAGAAGCTCAGGGCGATTTCGTCCGCTGGATCCAACTTGGGGGACTATGGACTTTTGTGGCACTCCACGGAGCCTTCAGTCTTATAGGATTTATGCTTCGCCAGTTTGAGATTGCTCGCCTTGTAGGCATTCGTCCTTACAATGCAATCGCATTCTCTGGTCCTATTGCAGTCTTTGTTTCAGTATTTTTAATGTATCCATTGGGACAATCAAGTTGGTTCTTTGCACCTTCATTTGGTGTTGCTGCTATCTTCAGGTTCCTTTTGTTCCTTCAGGGTTTCCACAACTGGACCCTCAATCCCTTCCATATGATGGGAGTTGCTGGTATACTAGGAGGTGCTCTACTCTGTGCTATTCATGGTGCAACGGTTGAAAACACCCTCTTCGAAGATGGGGACAAAGCAAATACCTTCAAAGCCTTTGAACCTACCCAAGAAGAGGAAACTTATTCAATGGTTACAGCGAATAGGTTCTGGTCTCAAATTTTTGGTATCGCTTTTAGTAATAAGCGTTGGCTCCATTTCTTTATGTTGTTTGTACCTGTTATGGGTCTCTGGACATCTAGTATTGGAATTATTGGGTTGGCTCTTAACCTTCGAGCATACGATTTCGTCTCACAGGAAATCCGTGCAGCAGAAGATCCAGAATTTGAAACGTTCTACACGAAAAATATCCTTCTAAACGAAGGTCTTCGTGCTTGGATGGCACCCACAGATCAACCTCATGAGAACTTCGTGTTCCCTGAGGAAGTTTTACCTCGTGGAAATGCACTCTAAAAAATAAATAAGGGAGTTCTATGAACTCCTTTTTTTATGTCTATAAGATGTATGGAAAATAAATATTCACAAGTCGCAAGTACTTATGAATATTCTCCAGTCGCCTCAAGACTACTTGTTTAATTTACAGACAACAAGTTCATCTGAAGCAAAACGATTATGGAGAAAACATATAAAAGAAAGTTGGAATCATAAATGTGCTTACTGTAACTCAGAAGAAAATCTAACCTTAGATCATGTTGTTCCTCAATCAAAAGGTGGTTTGGATGTTACAAGAAATGTGGTATGCTGCTGTCATTCTTGTAATCAATCTAAAGGACATGAGTATTGGAAGTTGTGGTACGTCCAACAAGACTTTTATAATGAAGATAGATTGAATAAAATAGAAGACTGGATGAAACCTCCAGCACCAACAAATATGTATAGTTATCGTCCAAGGAGGAATAATGCATCATGATAAATTCGACAACTCCATATAAACTTGCGGAGATTATTAGAGATACTTGGCCTGGTCTTTACAGACCTATCAAACCAGTGTATAATAATTCAAATACAGACAAATTAAATGATAAAAGAAACATACGGTAATCAATTTCGTTCTGGTGAAAAAAATATTGACGATTTACATAAATCTTTAATTCAAGATCTTATGAGTAAATCTAAAGAAGAATATAAATTTAATTATATTATAAAAGATGTTTTTGAAATAATGAGAAATTTGGGATGGTCTGGTGATGATACTTTTGAAGTTCAAGTAGATAAAACTTTACCAAGAGATGAGTTTATTGTAATTAAAAATAATAAACTTAGTCTTAAACAAAAATCACTACCACAAAGTGATTTGAAGGAAGTTAAAATTTAAAATATATAATAAAATACTAATTAAATTTAAATATGAAATTTACAGTTTATTCTAAAAATGGATGCCCATATTGCGAAAAAATCAAAGATGTGCTAAGGTTATCAAACCTAGAGCATGTCGTCTATGTTCTTGATGAGCATTTTACTAAAGATCAATTCTATCAAGAGTTTGGGATTGGATCTACTTTTCCTCAAGTCATTATGGACGACAAGCATTTAGGTGGATGTATTGACACCGTTAAGTATTTACAGGAGAATAAGATCATTTAATGGAAGACGCACTTTTTGACATTTATTCTGATATTGAACGTGCAATAGATCTTGCTTTTGAAGGAAGATTTGTTTTAAAGTTTTATGATTATTTGAAAATAAAAAGTGTTAGGAGGAGGGAAGTTGATGTCTTTATTGAAAGTATAACTGCAAATAACATTAATACTGTAGTTATGGACCTTGACGATTATCTAGAAGGTGGTTCTGATGAAATTCATAAACAACTTCGTGAAGCCTATGGGCATATTCCCAAACCTCAAGCAAGAAAAATTAGAAATTACCTTTATGGTATTTTAGAAGATGCTTGGAGATATAGTTATGATAAGAGACCAGGAAGGAGGAAAAAGGAAACTAAATAATCAAGAACCCAATATCAATCGTGGGTTTGAATTGATGTTACGGCAACATAATAGGAGGGAGGAAAAACCACAACCAAAAACATTTCAAATAATGTTTGGTAAAATGGTTTCTCTCTTCAAGCGAGAGTTCCATTTTTATTTTGAAATAAGTCTTGATATAAAGAAAAAGTAACTCTCGGGAGAAACACGATGTTAGCAGTAGCACTCACCTTAGGAACATTAATTTCTATCATGTTCTTTTTTGTAGGTGGCATTGTTGGATGGATGGCAAAACAATATGTAATTGAGAAAAATTACGTTGCCTATACTCATCCAGAAATGTTTGATGAAAATGGAAACGTAATTCCCGATGAAATTTTAGCAGTGAGATTTGAAAATGACTACGACTACGACAACGAAGAAGAAGACGACGACTAAGAAATCTTCTACAGATACTCAAGAAATTCAAGAACTTCAATCAAATCCTTTTCAGTATGAAATTTTGGATTTGGTTAATAAGCAAAGAAGTAATGCTGGTAAGGTTGAAGTTCTAAAAAAATATAGAAATGACGCCCTTGTTTCAATTTTAATTTGGAACTTTGATGAATCCATTATTTCATTACTTCCACCTGGAGAAGTTCCATATGCTCGTGTAGATGAGCAATCTTCTCTTAATGATACTCTTTCTGGATCTATCGAAAAGGGTAACAAGGTTATGGGTAGAGCTGATGAATTTATCAGAGATAGGCATACCTCAATTCGCAATGAGTGGGAAAATTTTTATAACTACCTTCAAGGAGGAAATCCTTCATTAAGTTCTCTTCGTAGAGAAACTATGTTTATTCAAATGCTTGAAGGGTTGCATCCACAAGAAGCAGAAATTATGGTACTTGTTAAAGATAAACTTCTTTCCAATAAATACAAACTTACACAAGAAATTGTTGGAGAAGCATATCCTGATATTCAATGGGGAGGTCGTTCTTGACAGTTCAATTTATTCACAAAAATTGTAATCCTGATATGGCAAATGATAGAACTTTGCCATATACCGCATATTTGGTTGAATATGTGTGTGATGGAGATCTAACATATGATATTGTTAGTAGTCAAAAAAGAGTAGAAATTTTTGACTACTATTGGGACAAATATCGAGAAGATTTAAAATCGTTTAAACAAACTGAAGGAATGGTAAATCCTAAACTTTGGGGTCAAAAACCTAAGGAGGAAAAAAGAAAGAAATGAGTTCTGGATTTGGTGCAGAAAAAATTAAAGATGGTAAAGCAGTAGTTGTTATTAATGATGATGAAGTTAAAAAACTTCTTAAAGAATATAAAAAGATTAAAAAATATATGAAATCATCTTTATATACAATTCAAACACTGGATGGTGTTGAAAATTCGGTTTCTAAATTATTAGAAGAATACTCTGACACGGAGATTAAATAAACTTAATTGTAGATAAATGGGAAAACATTACTTACTTAACTTGTATGGATGCTCGTTTGTTCTTTTGGACGACGAGCGTTGCCTTATAGACTTATTAGAAAACGCAGCAGCAGCAAGTGGTGCTACTGTGGTTCAAACTATCTCTAAAAAGTTTGAACCACAGGGGGTAACTGTAATTTGTTTGCTTTCAGAAAGTCACATCTCAATCCATACTTGGCCTGAGGAAGGTAAAGCAGCAGTGGATGTATACACTTGTGGAGATTGCGATCCTAAAATTGGTTGTGATATGATTATCGAACAACTTTTTGCTCAAAACCACACCCTAAGTTATATTGAGCGATAAAATAAATACACTATATCTGGAGAAGTATATGCTGTCTACACAATATCGTCTACGTCTTGAAGCAATTTCTGATAAAATTGCTAAAGGTGAATCTGTAGAGTTAAGTGATATGATATGGGCAGAAAAACTTGCTAAAGCAAATCGATCTGCCGCAACAATTTTAAGGCAAGCAAGACGCCGTGCAGCAAATCCTGATATGCAGGAAGGTGGTCTTGATGATTTTATGAATGCGTTAGACCTAGGAGATCCAGATCCATCAAATCATAGAACGGGATTTCAAAGTGTTGATGATATTATTGATTTCTTTACTAATGAAAAACCAGATGATTGGAGACAGAGAGATTAATATTGTATCTCATTATACCTAAGTAATTGACTATATATCCTAACAGGTCTAAAATGACCTAACGTTCATCTGGTTTGACCAGACGGAAGTAAGCCGACTCGGAACGGGACGTTCATCTATGGAAGCACTCATTCTTTCATGTTTACAGGCACAATTAATTGCTGGGAGAGTTAATAAACAGGACATTCCCAAACAAATTAAGAATGATTTGATTTGGGAAGTTAAGCAGATTTCTCCAAAAGAGTGTAAACTAGACGCAAAAGCCGACTGAAGGAACGCTCTTTAGCCTCAAAATTAAGGAGAAACCTAATGTCTAAAGTTGTATATCGTGGTGTTGAATATGACACTACAGATCGCCCTAATCAAACGTTTAAGATTGAACCACATGTAGAAATTTATCGTGGATCTATGTTTTATGTTGATGAAAATGGAAACAAACTCCATATGGAAAAATCCAAAGAGGTGTGAAATGAATACTTACTTCGTTCGTTATCTTAAGAAAAAAGCAAAAAAAGAAAAACTTCTTAAAGATGCACAACTAAATATTGCAAAGCAACCACAAATTGCTTGATATAAGAGGGGACTTGACTTCCCCTCTTTTTTTGTGTATACTATGCTAATACTATAATATTTTTACTATGGCTTCTAAAACTCCTGGTTTGAAAGTTAAAGATTTGTATGAAAAGTACCCGCATTTTGAAACTGAATTTCTTAAGATGTGGAGAAATATTATTAAAGAGGCACTTGCTGGACAGGTAGCAAGAACTCCAGATAGCAGAAGTTTGAGGGGCATTACAAATATTGTAAAAAATCATTGGCCTTATTTTACCAATATGGAAGCAATTAAAGTTACTGATATGATTTCCTCTAGATTTAATAATCATAAACTTCTTCCTGATTGGGATGGATATAGAAAAAAACTTCCTAATATTTTCCCAGAATCTGTAATTGGTCAGTTGGTTTTTTCGGAAAATGAAGATGGCACCTCAACTATTGTGGGCACTATTCCAGAACCATCTTCAGATGATATGTGTGTGATTATTATTCAAGGTAAAAAAATGAATGCTCAATTTACAGATGTTCCTCAAGATACTGCATATTCTATTCTTTCAGAACTTTCAAAATCTCTAGCATAATATCAGGGGGGATTGACTTCCCCTCTTTTTTTATGCTATTATTGGTAAGGTTAATGACCATAATATGAATATTGAAAGATTAAAATTACTAGTTGACAATCTAGAAGTTGTTTTAAATCAATTAAAATCTGAAATTTATGGTAATAGTGAGGGTATCAGTGATGATATTGGGGAAGAGTATTTAATGAAAGGTTTCTCTTCCCCAGATTTTGATTATGATGAAATTTTTGATGAAGAATAATACTAAAATGAGGTATGATATGAAACCTATTGTTAAATTGATTGCTGTTACTCAAGGTGCAGGAGAACTTGCTGGAAAGTCTGCACAAGAAGTAATTACTTACAATGCTCGTGTAAGTAATCCCAATAACCAACTTAAGTTTGATACTGCTTCTGGGCTTCTTAAGTATTGTATTAAACAAAACCACTGGTCTATCTTTGAGCAAGCAGATATGACCCTTGAGATTAATACTACTCGTGGTATCGCAGCTCAAGTGCTTCGACACCGTAGTTTTGTATATCAAGAATTCTCGCAACGGTATGCAGATACAAAACTTCTGACCGAACTTCCTGAGGTTCCTGAACTTCGTAAGCAGGATGAAAAGAACCGTCAGAACTCAACTAATGATCTGGATGAGCATGTACGGGAAAAGTTTGAAGGAATGATTGAGCAGCACTTTGAAGAGGCACAACGTCTCTATGATAAGATGCTTGATCACGGTGTGGCAAAGGAATGTGCAAGGTTTGTATTGCCTTTGGCAACACAAACAAGAATTTACATGAAAGGATCTGTAAGGTCATGGATTCATTATATTGATCTTAGGTCTGCTCACGGTACTCAGAAGGAGCATATGGACATTGCAGAAGCAGCACGATGTGTCTTTATCTGTCAGTTCCCTGATATTGCTAAAGCACTTGGTTGGGAACCAGAAAATTGTCCAGAGTGTACTGATGCACCTTCTATTACTATTGAATAAATATTCTTACAATTTATGGTAACTTATGGCGATTTATCCTATTGTTAATAATGAGACTGGGGAGCAAAAAATTATTGAAATGAGTGTTCATGAGATCACTCAATGGTATAAAGATAATCCAGAATGGACCAGAGATTGGTCTAAAGGATGTGCATCTTTTGGAGAAGTTGGTGAATGGAAAGACCAACTTGTTAAAAAACATCCTGGATGGAATGAAGTCCTTGATAAGGCATCTAAAGCTCCTAAGTCCCTTGTTAAAAAAATCTAATGGCAAGAAAAAGAAGAAATCCTGACCAACCAATCGGCGTTGGAATGACTGCTAAGCAAATGAAGAGAAAAAAACCTATTAATTTAGATTTACTTCTCGATATTGATCCTTTGACCGATAATCAAAGAAAATTATTTGATTCTTATGATACCAATAAAAACTTAGTTGCATATGGTGCAGCAGGTACTGGTAAAACATTTATTACCTTATATAATGCTCTGAGAGATGTTCTGGATGAAAATTCTCCATATGAAAAAATTTATATTGTTCGTTCTCTTGTAGCTACTAGAGAAATTGGATTTCTTCCTGGAGATCATGAAGATAAATCTTCTCTGTATCAAATTCCTTATAAGAACATGGTTAAGTACATGTTCCAACTGGCTTCTGATTCAGACTTTGAAATGCTTTATGGTAATTTAAAAACTCAAGGAACCATTAGTTTTTGGTCTACTTCTTTTATTCGTGGAACTACTCTTGATAAAGCAATTATTATTGTAGATGAATTCCAAAACTTGAATTTTCACGAATTAGATAGTATAATTACTCGTGTAGGTGAAGACACCAAAATTTGTTTTTGTGGTGATGCCACTCAGTCTGATCTTGTAAAAACAAATGAAAGGAATGGAATTATTGACTTCTTAAAGATTTTAAGAATAATGCCATCATTCGATTTAATTGAATTTGGTGTTGAGGATATTGTTCGTTCTGGTCTCTGTAAAGAATACATTATTGCAAAAACTCATTTAGGATTTTGATGTTTACACATATTGATTTGAAACTCCCCAATCTTGAAAGAGAAACTGTAAATGGAGTTAGGTACTATAAAATTCCAGATAATGGCGAAATACTTAAGTTATTTTCTATTACTTCTGTAACTAGTCATAAAAATCGCCAGTTCTTTGCGAATTGGCGTAAAAAAATTGGTGAAGAAAAGGCAGATAAGATTACACGACAAGCAACAAGTCGTGGAACTGATATGCATACTCTTACTGAACATCACCTTAAAAATGAAGAACTTCCACAAGTTCAACCTTTATCAGAATTCTTGTTTAAAATTGCGAAGGAAGAATTAAATAAGATAAATAATATTCATGCATTAGAAAGTTCCCTATACAGCAAGGTATTAGGCGTTGCTGGAACCGTAGATTGTATTGCGGAATATAATGGGGAACTAGCAATTATAGATTTTAAGACATCTAAAAAACCAAAACCAGTAGACTGGATTGAACATTATTTTGTACAATGTATGGCATATGGATGTATGTTATACGAACTTACTGGATTACAAGTAAAAAAACTTGTCATTATTATGGCATGTGAAAACGGAGAATGTGTTGTTTATGAAGAATATGATAAAGCAAAGTACATCAAACTTCTCACCGAGTATATTAGAGAGTTTGTTCAATTCAAACTTGGGGAATATGGAGACTAGAATAGAAAACGAATTTGAAAAAGTATTAGAAACTAAGTTCTTTTGTCCATCAAAGTTTGCACAAGAAATAGAAAAACTTGTACAAACTAATCTGGACATGAATTATATTGATGCGATAGTTTATTTTTGTGAAAAAAATAACATAGATTTAGAATCAGTTCCTAAATTAATTTCGAAACCACTAAAAGAAAAAATTAAATATGATGCTATTGAATTAAACTTTTTAAAACGTACTTCTAGAGCAAAATTAGTATTTTAATTCATTTTTCCCCGAAAAATTTTTCTGGGAAAATTTTCGTATGTAGGGTTTTATGACACCATTTGATGTTTACAAGACATATCTTTCACTAAAAAATCATTTTACGAAAGAACAGTATGATTACCACAAGTATTGTGGTAAAGTTAGGGCACAATTACAATCTTTTTATAAGAGGAAAGATAGATATTGGTTTGAACGTTTGTCGAGACAAAAAAGTGATACCGAAGTTGTAGATTTTTTTGTTTCCAATTTTATTAATTGTAATGACCCACAATCTTTATGGATTGGTGAAATTATTAAGGATGGTGAACGTAGATATGATGATTGGAAAAAAAGAAAACAATCATTATCATATATCTTTAAAGAAGAAACCCAAGAATTGTTTGGAGAATATCCATTAGAAGATGTCTTTAAATGTGAAAAGGGACATCCACCAATCTTAAAAAAATTCTTGAGTGGTAAAATTAGTTTAGAAACGATAGTCATTTATGATATGATATTCAGGTTCAGTAAAAGGTTTGATAAAAAACTTTTAGATCCAGTGTGGGAAATGGTTAGTTTTAAAATTAAAAAGTATAATTCGTTTCTAAATATTGATATATTTAAATATAGAAAAATTCTGAAGGAGTGTGTATTATGAGTTTTTTTGAATCTGAAGTAGTTCGTGCTGAAATGACGGAGATCACAGAACTACAAGAAGAACTTTACAATAGTGTTTTTAAATTTTATCAGATGGATAATACTGGTAAAATGTCTCATGTTAATCTTCTTCAAAAACTTTTAGATAAACAAAAAATTCTTTATACTCGTCTTTCTTTGTCCGACGATCCAGAAGCAAAGAAGATGAAAGAAAACATTTCTAAGTCTGCTACAATGATGGGATTACCTGAAAACGTAGACATGAATATAATTTTTTCAAATATGCAAAAGTTAATTGAAAGGATGAAAGATCAGATTGGCGAATTCAACCAAAATAATCCTTGACATCCACGGGCATCTGCACTACACTAGGTAAGTGCCCACCGCAGATGCCCCTCCAGGGCACCCAAAGGCCAAATCTAACGTAATACGAGGTAATCTAATGTCTTTCACAGATCTTAAAAAGCAATCTTCTCTTGGTTCTCTAACACAAAAACTTGTTAAGGAAATGGAGAAGATGAACACTGGTTCTAATGGTGCTGATGAGCGTCTTTGGAAACCAGAAATGGATAAAACTGGTAACGGTTATGCAGTTATCCGATTTCTTCCTGCTCCAGAAGGAGAAGATCTTCCTTGGGTAAAAATGTATGCCCATGGTTTCCAAGGTCCTGGTGGTTGGTATATTGAAAACTCCCTGACTACCATTGGACAAAAGGATCCCGTGTCTGAATACAATCGTGGATTGTGGAATACTGGCAACGAAAAGGACAAAGAAACTGTCCGTAAGCAGAAGCGTAAACTGTCATACTATTCCAATATCTACGTTGTAAAGGATCCTGCAAATCCTTCTAATGAAGGTAAAGTGTTTCTTTTCAAATATGGTGCAAAAATCTTTGATAAAGTTATGGCAGCAATGCAACCAGAGTTCGAAGATGAAACTCCTATCAACCCATTTGATTTCTGGCAAGGTGCAAACTTTAAACTGAAAATCCGTAAGGTTGATGGATACTGGAATTATGACAAATCTGAGTTTGATCGTCCTGGTTCTCTTCTAGATGATGATGATGCAATGGAGGCAATTTGGAAGAAAGAATATTCTCTCAATCAATTAATTGCTCCTACTGAATTTAAAACATACGAAGAACTTGAAAAACGTCTCAAGTATGTTCTTGGTCAAAAAGCAACTCCTCGCTACCAAAATTCTGAAGAGAATGAGGATGAAGATAATACTCGTGGTTCTTTTACCCCTAGTTTTGAATCACGTAATCAGACCTCAGAACTTCCTGACAATCTGAGTAAAGAACTAAATTCTATTGGATCTAGTTCTTATGAAGAAGAAGGAGAGGATGATGCAATGAGTTATTTCCAGCGTCTTGCTGAAAGTTGATTACTCATAAATTCTAGGGTTATCACCTCTACTTAAGGTTCTGGACACGTATTGTTCAGAACCTTTTTCATATGTCATTAATCTTTCTATATCATCGAAGATTAGATTTAAATATTTTGGTTTTAATAAGAAAATCTTTCTCTTTTTATCTTCCAAAGATAATTCATACTCATAATTTGTAATAGGTCTACAGCATTTTTTTCCTGGGATTTCTTCATATCTTTCTGATGTGTTATCATAATATATTGTCCCAGTAGTAACCTTTTTATACCAATTATACCCATTGAATTTCCATTCTTGCCCTTTACGTCTGTATATTTCATTTACTGTTGGTTCATAAATGTTTCCAGGTGGTCCAATATAAATTGATGGTGCGGTGACATAACCAGCACCTTTTTCTGTCAATACAATTTGCTCCACTTCACCAGCAAAAATTTTAGCATATCCTTCTGCTCTAATTGGTGTTGGTGGATTACCAATAACTACTGACGGAGTAGATCTATAATTATATCCTGGATCTGTGATTATAATTGATCCAACCGTTGAATTATCTAATATTGCATAACCTTTTGCAGATCTTGCTGGAATTGGTGGTTCTATGGTTACTGTTGGTGGATTTGTATAACCACCACCAGGATCATCTATGACAATTTGTGCTAATTGCTCACTTGAAATTATTGCATGACCTTTTGCTGTTAAGTCAATATTATATTCATATATTTTTAAATTATCTCCACCAGAAATAAACAATCTTGTTTTGAGATCATTTATGTAAATATCTGTGATAGTTCCATCTTGAGATGAAGTATCCAATTGTGTAAGTAAAGATGCACTACTTACTAACCAGGGAGTTCCAAGATTAAAAACGTATGCTTTATCTGTATGTGCTCCCGCAGTATATAATTGAGTTCCATCATCACTAAAAGTAAATCCTAAAAAGAAATCTTCTCCAGTTAAAGCAGTCAAATCTATATAATCAACTTCAGATCCTATTGTCGAAATATTCCATGCAGTGGATAATGGATATTTTCTAAGAACCATTGGAAAATCTATATCCATTAAAAATAAAAATTTACCATTATCTTGTAGTCTTACTCCACATGGAGAACCAGCTGGAATGCTATGATTGTAAGTTGCAGTACTAATATTCCAAGCAGTAGATAAATTATATGATGCTACTTTATATCCAGTATCTGTTAATCCTGTTACATACATCACTTTACCATCTGGTTTAAATTCAACACCAGTTGTATAGATAAAAGTTATGCCTGTGGTTAATTGTTTTTCTCTAACATATGATCCTGTTGTAATATCCCAAGGAGTTGATAGATCATATTGTTCAATTTTTCTTTCTCCAATTTCAAAAACTCCATGTGCAGTATATAAACGAGTTCCATCTGGAGAAACGTACATTCCATCCAATCCTTGACCAGTTGTAAATGATGATTCAGTTAAAAATGCTGCATTACCAATAATGTCTTCAGGTGTTGAGAAAGTAACTGTTGGGATGAATGTATATCCATAACCACCGCTTTGAATACCAACATTAGTTACTGTTCCACCTGCTCCTATGACTGCAGTAACTGTTGGTATAATAGTTTGTTCTGGTGGTGTAAAGAAAACTGTTGGTGCAACAAGGTATCCTTGTCCATTATTTGTTATTTGAACGCTTCCAATTTCTCTTTCACCTTGAACTGTAGATAAAGTTGCTACAGCTGTTGCTGTTATAACTGTATCTGGTTCTGAAAAAGTAACTAATGGTACACTTGTATATGCTGTACCAGCTTTTGTTACAGTAACAGTATCTACTCTCGTATTATTAATAGTTGCTGATGCTATTGCATTAACTCCAGGAACTGGTTGTGGTAAAAATATATCTGGATCAGTCTCAACTCTATATTCTGGGGCATTGTAAAATGTTTCATCAACAATTAAGTTTGGTTGAACTATTGTAAGATTATCTTTTGTTCGGTATGCAAATGTTTCGTAATGATGAATTCCAGAATATAAGTTTTCATATGAACCATATCTTCTCAATAATAATCTATCTAATTCTTGTTGAGATTTTGGCCATTCATCATATACGTTTAATATGTTATTCGAAATTAAAACAATCCAGTCTAATGAGGAATCGCCATAAAATTCGAAAGCAACATTGTCTGGTCTCACATCACCTTTAATGACATAATTATCAAAATATGAAAGATTTTGAAAGATGTCTTCTCTAATCTTTGCTCTTTGAAAAAGATTTTTTACTTGAATATATCCATTTATTGGAGCGTCATCAAGTCTATTTACATAATCAAAATTTGGTAGTTTTCTAAAATAATTTGACATTTTAGTAACCTATTTCGTCTGCGTTGAGTTTATGGTAATCATCTTCATATACTGGTTCTAATTCTACAAATTGCATTTGTAGTAAATATGAAACCATAGTACCATCTTCATCATATGCCATGTATGTTCCTTCAGGTGTATAATCAACATTAAAAGATTGTAAAGCACATTTTCCTTTAATTTTATTTAATCCTGGGTGATCTTTTTCTTTAAATTTATATGCAATTTCAAATACATGAGGTGCTTTTAAAAATAAACTTGTTTGAGCTCTTTGTGGTGCCATTCCTTGTTTAAAAAATCTAATGATTTTTTTAATTTGGTCTGCTTCAGGTTTACTTCTTGCATTTAATTTAAAGGTAAAATTAAATGGTCTTAATGAAGGACCTTCAAAAAGAAGTTCAACATTTGGATTTAAAATTGCACCATATAATCTAGGTAATATATTATTAACACCAGTTGCTTCTTGTGCAAAATATGATGCTATTACTGCAGATATTGCATCATTTGTTCCTGCATTTTGTGTTGCTTGTTCAGTGGTACTTAGTAATTTTGTAAGAGCACTTTGAACACCACCCTCAACACCAGCATTAAAAATTTTAAGTGATTCTAATTGGGCTGCATTTATAGAATTTTCATTCCACTTTACTGAATTACTATCAGATATTTGTGATTGTATTGGTAACCATACTGTTCCTTGTCTGTCTCCAAAATTTCTATTTCCAAATTCACCTAAAGTTTCAGATAGTTTCTTTGTACCATAATCAAATATTGAAAATGATACGTAATCATGTAGTTCGTTACCTCTATCTAATGGATATGCTAAGTTACCATAATCTGTTCTAGTCCCTTCTCTACTAGCAAAACCACCGAAAGAATTTAATTGTTCTGCAGATGCTGTTGCTGGTGCTCCCGTATCTTGGTTATCCGTTGATGTATTTGGATCTCCTCCTGTTGGTGATGTTGGAGTTGTAGTTGGTGCTCTAGTTCCTGACCAAGTATTATATGGTAAGAAAGTATTTGATGTGCGAAAATTATTTTTTTGATCTTCTGGTAGTTGATCTATTATTCTTATCGTATTTAATCTAAATGTTTCTGAGTTTTGATTTAAAAATGCACCTATTGGAGTATTATCTGAACCAACTTGTTGAGATGAATTTAAAGGTGACCAAGATTTATTTGTGGGATTCCAAGATGCAATGACGCTACCATTTTGGTCAACTATATTTGGTGCTGAACCCGAATTTTGTGGATTTAATTGTACGCCAAATGTTCCTGTTCCAGTTCCAGTTTTAACAGGAAATAATGTAGTTTTACTTGTCGGTGTATTTTGTATGGGCACTATTGATCTTCCATTTTAAAGAAGAGGTTGTATTTATTTAGTAATGAATTTGTAGTATTGAATATTTTGTAAATCGGTTAATTCATTATTTCTAACATGATGTAACTGGCCAACCACTTCTACCCAAGTATAATTTCTTTGTTCTCTCCAATGATAATTATATCCTTTAAATCCCCATCTTTGAACTTCTAAACATGTGATTAGTGGGTGTTGATCATATGCTATATCTGGAGTTTTTGGTCTATAAACAAACGTATAATGTTTTCCTGGTATGGGTATTAAATCAATTTCTTTCAATGCATCCATAATATAGATCATCAGATCTTCTGGATCAGTTACTCGTTTAATTTTTGATTTTAGTGACTTAATTCTGTTTATTTGTTTTGCCATTAATTAATACCTAAATCATCTTCGGTAATAATTTTAAATTGTAATAATCTATCTTCACACCATTCCTTTGCTGCTTTCCACTTTGCTTTATTAACTTCATAAGTTTTTGCTTCGTAGATAAAATTCTTTGTAACTCTTGATTTTTTTATTGGTGGTAAAGTTTGTCTTTTTGGTTTGACTTCTATAACATAAGTTTTTATTTCTCCAGATCGGTCTTTCATCTTCACTATAAAATCTGGATAATATCTGTGAACTCTTTTATCAATTGGTGATACGTATGGGATAGAAAATTCCTCACTTGCCCACTCAAGAATATTATCATTTACATCACACCACTTACAAAACTTTCTTTCCCAACTACTTCTACAAATTATATTATTGGGATTTCCTTTATATTTGTCTGGATTTGATGGGTGATATCTACTTTTTATACTTTCTCCCATTATCTTGACTACATATAATATAATAGTACTTTTATTTATAGATAGATGCCAGCACCAAAAACGGTTGCAGAACTCAAATCTAGTATCTTAAGACCTGCATTAACATCTCACTATTCAGTAACTGTTAAACCACCAGACTCAGCGGTAAAATTTATTAATGACAATTCTGCAACTACATTTGATGGTCAATTTTTAGAAATATCATGTTGCGAGGCATCTTTACCTGGATCATCTTTAGCAACTTTAGATATTGTCAACGATTATGTTGGTGTTAGTGAAAAACATGCATACAGAAGATTATATGATGATAGGGCTGATTTTACATTTTATGTGGATCATGATTATAGACCAATACGATTATTTGAATCATGGATGAAATATATTACTAAAGAGGAATTTGCTACTGGTGTTAGAAAGAGAACATTTACTTCTAGACCTCGTTGGCCAGATCAATATTGTACCGACGAATTGGTTATTGATAAATTTGAGAGAGATCATACTGGACTACTTCGTTATAGATTTATCAAAGCATTTCCCGTAAGTATTAATTCAATGCCAGTATCTTATGATGCATCTAATTTATTAAAGGTAACAGTTTCATTTGTTTATAGTAGATATTATATTGATGGATTTAAAGAAACTAAACTTGACACACCAACAGTAGCAAATGCTGCAGAATTTAATAACTCTCAATACGCTGCTGATCTAACAGGTCAATTTGGACAGACTGGGCAAAACTTGACAGTAAATCCTCTTGGAAATGGTGGTAGTGTAGGAAACCTTTTGGGTAGGTTTGGACCTGGGTTTTAATTTATAAATAAAGCATCTGAATTCTATAGGACATTATGCCTTTACCGAAGATTTCTACACCAACATATGAGTTGGATTTGCCATCAACTGGAAAGAAAATTACATACCGACCTTTTTTAGTTAGAGAAGAAAAACTTTTAGTTATTGCTTTAGAAACAGAAGATTCTAAACAAATAACAAATGCTATTAAGAATGTAATTGGGAATTGTATCCTTACAAAAAATATAAAAGTAGAAACTTTACCAACCTTTGATATTGAATATTTGTTTTTAAATATTAGAGGAAAATCTGTTGGTGAAGAATTAGAAGTTAATATTATTTGTCCAGATGATGGAAAAACTACGGCAGCAGTAAAAATTAATATAGATGATATTCACGTTCAGAAAAATCCCAAACATTCAACAAAAATTAATTTAGATGATAATTTATTTTTAGAAATGAAGTATCCTTCATTGGATCAATTTATTAAAAATAATTTTGATTTTACTTCTTCAAATAACATGGAGCAATCATTTGATCTTGTTGCTTCCTGTGTCGATAAAGTTTATAGTGAAGAAGAAACTTGGGCTATGTCGGATGTAACTAAATCTGAAGTGATTGAATTTTTGGATCAGATGAATTCTTCTCAATTTAAAAAAGTTGAGGAATTCTTTGAAACTATGCCAAAACTTTCTCATGAAATTAAAGTTAAAAATCCAAATACTAAAGTTGAAAGCACTGTAATTCTGGAAGGGTTATCAAGTTTTTTCGTATAGCCTTGGTCCATATGGACCTTGAAAATTACTTTAAGTTGAACTTCGCTTTGATGCAGTACCATAAATACTCATTAACGGAGATTGAAAATATGTTGCCGTGGGAAAGAGACATTTATGTTGCTTTACTCCAAAATCATTTAGAAGAAGAAAAACTTAAGCAGCAACAACAAAATGGCGTTAAGTAAACCAAAGTTTATCGATAAGTTTTGGCCAGTATCTACAATTGTTGCAAGTAGAACTGGTCAATATAAAAGAATACTTGCTCAACGAATGGAGAGGAACAAGTATTTAATCGAGAATACTTATGGTATAAAGGCTGATAGAGTTTTAGATACTTTTATTAAAGCATATTTGGCGTCGGATAAAGATTATCCTGCACCAATTGATGCTGTTCAAAATCCACAAAATACGAAAGATTTTGATTTATATAATCAATATATTTTATTTTTGTGGGAATATTATGTAAAAGATAAAAGTAAGAAGAAGAAATTAGGTGTAGAAAAACCACCAACTGGGAGTGGCAATAATCCTCCAGATGGGTTGGTATTTTATGATGGTAAAAAAGAAGAAGATTTAGTTGATGAAGAAATTGATGAAAGAGTTTTAAAACTTCTTGGATTACAAGATGTATTTGATATTGATTATGGAACTTATCTTACTCTATTAAAAGAGAAGATGATGTCTGCTAGGATGGCATCTACTAGCATTCCAACAGAAGAAATAGAATTGCTGACAAATGAATATAGGAGAGTAAAGGGTAAAGTTGGTAGGTTTAAAGTAAAATCTAGAAAAATTAGTGCAGATACTATAAAATCAACTGGTCCTATAAGAATTACAAAAGATCAGTTTTTTCTTGCTGGTAAGGTATCAATTCCAGATGTAAAACAAGATAAGCAAGCAGAAACTGGTGATGAACCAAGTAGTTTGAGGAAAGATATTAAAATTATTAGATCTAGTCTTGAAAATATTGCTTCTCTTTTATCAAGTCAGAATAAATTATTTCAAAAACAATCTGAACTCCAAAGATTATCGGGAGAAAATAAGAAGAGAAAGAATAAAGAAGAAAAATTAGAAACTGTAAAGGGTGCATTAAAAAACGTAGCTCAGAAAATAATTGCACCATTTCAAAGTATACTTGATAAGATTATTAATTTTATTGTCAATATGCTTTTGGGAAATTTCTTTGTAAAGTTGATGGACTGGCTTGCAAATCCTGAGAATTTTGCAAAAGTAAAAAATATTTTTAGATTTCTTAAAGATTGGTGGCCTGCATTATTGGGGGCATATCTTTTATTTGGAAATGGTATAGGTAGATTTGCAATAAAACTGACAGCATCTCTAATAAAATTTGGTTTTAAATTAACTAAAAAAGTTTTACCACAACTATTAAAGTTTTTAAAAAGTCCCTTAGGTATGGGTATTGGTTTATTTACTGCTGGTGCTACAGTTCCAATGTTATTTCCTCAAACTGTAGATGCACAGGAAAGGAAAACTGCCGCTCAACCAGGAACAAACAAAGAAAAAATTGAAAGTTTAAAACAACAAAAACAGAATTTAAACTTGTTTGAAAAAATGCAAGGAAAGGGTTCTGAAATAGATGAACAAATTTATTCTTTAGAAACTGGAAAAACAAAATCTTATGCTAATGGTGGATTAATAACAAGACAAAAACCTCAGGATTTTTATACACAACCAATAAACGTTAAAGATATAGGATTTGCTGGTGGTGGTGCAATTAATAATGATACTGGTGTTCAAGTAACTGGTGCTGGAAAAGATACTCAGTTAATCGCAGCACAACCTGGTGAAGTTGTTATGAATAAACCAACTGTGGATGCTGTTGGTAAAGATTTCTTCTTGAATTTAAACTCAAGATTTGGTGGTGCAAGAGCTAACATGCCAAGAATGTATAATAATGTTCAATTAGCTGCTAATGGTGGTGTTGTTGGTGGTGGAAAAGTTGAAAATAAAAAAGAAATATTACCTTCTTACGGTAAGAGAAAACCTCAAGGTAATTTTTCTAAATTATCACCTTTTAGTATGAAAGAATCTTTTATGAATTTTGGTGATACAAATATTGATAAAAGTAAAACCTCAGTTTTCAATCAAGAATATTTGAATAAGACATCTACACCTAAAAAATCAACCCCGATGCAGCAATGGGCTAAAAAGTTTCCTGATTTAGCTAAGAAAGTGAAACCAGGACAATCTGGATATGATGAAATTCAATCAATTATAAATCCAAAAGTTGATGTTACTAATCTATTTTCATCTTCTTTTAATCCATTATTCAAAGATGTTATTGCAAATGTTTTTAATAATAGTGTTGATGGGTTAAATTTTAATACTCAAAATAATGTTACAGTAAGTGGAAATAAACAAGCTAATTTTATTCCATCAAAACAAAATGTTTATGTTCCTCCACCTCCACCATCATCTAATTCACCAAATATAGTTTCTTTACCACCAATTAGAAGTGGTAATAAGTCTGGAGGTAGTGGATCCAATCAAAGTCTTGGAAGAGATATACCCAATTTCCCAGTATATCAAGATACAATTAGTAGAAGAGTTAACATTCAAATCTACGGAATAGCAGGATTGATGTAATATGAATTTAGATCCTAAAAAACTTCTTCCAACATCTAAAAAATCTGAATCTCAGAAAGTTAATGCTGAGAAATTTTTAATACCAGTAAAAAATATACAATATAAAGATATTGTAAAATTATCTGAAAATAAAAAAGATGATGATCAAAAAGTTAATAAATCGAGTTTACGAGAAGAAATTCTTTCTATAAAAGAATCAATTCTTACTATTGAAAAACACATATCAAAATCTTTAAATTTACAAAAAGAGCAACAAGTAAAAGATAGAATAGATAGAGAAAACCAAAAAAGATCTGAACAGGAAGAGAAGTCTGAGAAAAAAAATAATTATGGTTTAGGTAATATTGTAAAAAATATACCCAAACCAAGATTAAAATTTATTGATTGGATTAAAAATTTTGTATTGAATATGTTTCTTGGATATTTTGCTGTAAGAATAATAGATTATCTACCAACTTTAATATCAATAGTAAGTAAAATAACACCAGCAATAAATTTTATTGGTTGGATGGGTAAAAATTTGATAAAAGGTTTTATTGATTTTGTTGATTGGGGATATAAAGCATATGATTCTACTAAAGGATTTGTAAAACAACTAGGTGGTACTGGTGCCGAAAAAGTATTTGATGAGTTCTCTAAAAATCTAAATGATGTTCTTAATTATACTATAATTGCTGCTTTAGGTGTAGCAGCTCTTGCCAATAAAGTTAAAGATAAACCTTCTGGTAAAGGGGGTCGAGGACAACAACCAACGGATCCTCGTACTAATAGACCAATACCAATAAACAAAAAAGGTAAATATTCTTTCCATAAGAGTGGTGGTGCATACCATGAAGAAGTTTTTAGAAAAACTGATTGGTCTGATGCTCAATATTATGCAAACCAAAATAAAATAATGCGAAGATACGCCGAAAGATATGGGCGTGATGCAGCAATTGATAAATTTGGTAAAGGGAGTGTTAAAGATCTTGGTGGAAAGTATGGTAGATCTAGATTAAGTAATGTCGCAAGAGCGGGTGCTGTTAAATTAGTTGGTAAATCTGGTGCAAAGACTGTCTTAAAATTTACCAGACCTCTTCTAAAAAGACTTCCAATAATTGGTGGTCTCATTGACTTTGGTTTATCTGTTGCCATGGGTGAACCATTAGGTAGAGCAGCATTTTCTGCTATTGGTGCTGCTCTTCTTGGAACGATTGGTACTGGATTTGGTGGTCCAATTGGTGCTGTTCTTGGTGGACTTGCTGGAGATTGGGCTGGTGGTAAATTATATGATATTTTGTTTAATGGTAAAAAAGATCAAGCAAAGGATAAAAAGGTAAGTGGTAAAGTCCAAGGTGGATCAGTTACACCTACACGGGGTGGATCTACTGTTGGGGGAAATATTGGTAGATCTTTAAAGATAAAAAGAACAACACCTAAACAACCAAAATTACAAGCACCAAAATCGGATCCTGGTAAAAATATTGGTGGTGAAAAAGTAATAAGTAAAATATTCCCTAAGGAAAATCCTAATACGTTAGATCAAATTAGTCCTCTTAGATCTCTAAAAACTACATCTAATATATTAAAAGGTGGTCAATCAACACTACTAAGTCAGACTATGGCTGTTGGTGTTGATCTTGCTATGGGACAAAAACCTTCTAAAGCATTTTATTCTAAGTATGGAAAGGCATTTGGTTCTTTTATACAGGAATTAGTTAACACTAATATGGAAGTAACAACACAAGATACTGCAAAATCTATTCTCGCTATGGCTACTGGTGGTGTTATTCCACCTAATATGCCATCTAGAGGACCAAATTTTGGAGCAAAGGTTGGTGAAATTTTAGCAAATACATTTTCTAATTTAGTTGAAAAGCAAGCAGCATCAATTCTTACTGCTTTAAGGGAAGAATCGAATAAGAAACCAATCAGTGGAAATGTTCCAGGTGGTCAAACCACACCAGATGGTGAAGTTGATGTTCAAGGTGGAACTTCTGATTTTTGGACATTAGTTGCTATTGCTTCTAGAGAAGATGGTGAACCTCAAGCATGGGCAGATGTTGCACAATCAATTTACAATAGACTTGGATCTGGAGCATACTCAGGAAAATCTATTAAAGATTTAATACTTGGACAGATGCAATATGAACCAACGTGGAAATTTCCTAAACCTGGAACAATTGGAGTTCCAAATCCAGAGTGGAGAAATATTACTGATGCACAATCTGCATCTGCAGCTTCTGGTCAGTCTCCAGAAGCTATGAAAAAAGTTGCTGCCGCTCTCTTGGATCCAGCATTACAAAAAAATGCTAGAGAGTTTATACAAGGAAGGACTGATTTTAGGGGATATAGTGTATCTGGAGGTGTACAGAGAAAAGGTGGAGACAATTATTTTGGGTGGTATAATAATTACAGAGATAATAAAGTTGCATCTGTTCCTAATTTTGGAGCAACTGCATCTGGTGGAGGTGGTGGATCTGGACCTAATATTCAACTAGGTAAAGGTTATGGATCTGCTGGATCTAAAATTGCAGGAGAGCTTGGTAGATTTATTAAACAAAAACTTAGACAAGGACCAGACTTTCAGGCAGTAACTGAACACCCAGAACATGGGGGAGTTCGTGGTAGACATGCTGATGGATCATTACATTATTCTAATCGTGCTATTGACATTGGTGCATATACGCACGAACAGGGTCCAATTCTAAGGGTAATATCTGAATTTAACAGAATGAAAGGTATTAAACCCGTTCAATTGTTGCATGGTGGAAATGATTCTGATCATAGAGATCACGTTCACGTTGCTTATGGAAACGGTGGATTAGTAACTCAACCAACTCATGCTTTGATGGGTGAAACTGGAAAACCTGAAATGGTATTAGATCCAGACACAACTAAAACAATGAATAATGAATACCCTGGAATGTTGGCAAAATTAAATTCTGCTAAGAATAAGAAGCAAATATCTGAGGTATTAAATTCTTATGCATCATATGAAAATAATGGAGGAAAATCTACTATAATTTTAGTTCCAATTGAAAAGCATGTAAATACTAGTGGAAGATTGCCAATGCCCACTCAAAATAATATTATGGCATCCACAAAATCATCATTAATTTCTAGTATAGAAACTCAACTATCATGACAAAAAGAACTGTAAATTCCGCTGCAGAACCAGCAAATATATTAAAATTTGAAATAAAATCATCCGCTACTGGAGGATTGGCTGATGTTAAAGCTGGAGTTGTTCATCTTGCATATTTTGAGAGTATACTTGAAAACACTATAAGAGTAACTGCTACTATAATTGATTCTGGAAATGCCTTACCAGATGCTTCAAATCCTGGTGAAATGGTAAGTGTTTTGCGAGGATTGAAATTATCTGGGTTTGAAGAAGTTAAATTAATTTTTACAGACAATCAAGATCCTCCATTTAAAATGGAATTTGAAAAATTACGTATTGCGAAAATAAGAAACATATATTCACACACTCAAAAAACTTCTTACACTATAGATCTAGTAAGTAATGAATTTTGTACAAATGAAGAAGAACCTAATTTAGTTTATAAAAGATATGATGGGGAAATATCATCTTCTGTTAAAAAAATAATTAAAGAAAATTTGAAAACCAATAAAGATGTTGATGCTGATTTAACTAATAATACTTATAATTTTACTGGTAATGCTAAAAAACCAATGAAATTATGTACAGAACTTGCTAAGTATTGTGTTCCAGATGGAATACCTAATGCTAGAGGAAAAATTGCTGGATATTTGTTTTTTGAAACTTATGATGGATATAAATTCAAATCTATTGATAAATTATTTCAAGGTACATATAAAAAGTATATTTACAATTTAACTGTTGGTGAAGTACCATCTGGATATGATGGGAAAATATTGGAATACCATTCTGATAAAACAATAGATGTGCAACAAAGATTGCTTTCTGGTGCTTATGGTACTAAATTAGAAGGATTTGATCCATATCAGGATAAATTTGGATTTAGTAAAGTTAATCAAGATCAGCAACCTGAATTGGGTGGAAATACTTCACCATTTATACCATCAGAATTTTCTAAAATAAGTAGAAAGTCACAAAGACGTTTGGATGTTGGTGAACTTCCTAGTGGATCAACAAGTGAACAGCAATTGAAAAACGCATTTGATGAAAATCTAAATGCTGGTATTACCGTAGCACAATCTGCTATGAGATATAATCAATTATTCAACATTATTTTGACTATAACAGTAGCTGGAGATTTTACATTCCGAGCTGGTTCATTAATATATTGTGATTTTCCTGGAACAAGTCCAAAAAATAATCCCCGACCAGACCCAGAGATAAGTGGTATATATATGATATCAGATGTATGTCATTACATAGAACCAAAAAGAACGTTTACTAAAATGCAATTAGTTCGTGGTTCTTTTGGAAGAATCTAAACCAGAATTAAACAAATGGAAAACATCAATCAGCACATTGAACAAGATAAAAAATTACTTGATGATCCAACTATTTCATCTCAAGCAAGAAGGCATACTCAAGAAGAATTAATGTCTTTGGAAAAATATAAAGAGCGTCATCCAGAAGATGATCATGATCCAACTGGACTTGAATTATATTGTGATGAAAATCCAGATGCTCTTGAATGCAGAATATATGAAAACTGATGGAAAATACTCTTACTTTATTTGATACAAATGCGTATGTTAATTATTGGGAAGGAATAGTTGTAGGTAGATCCGAATGGCCAAGAACTGATACTCCCATAAAATCTTCTGAAGAACTTAATAATTGGGCATATCGTGTTAAAGTACGAATACAAGGAGTACATCCAGCAGATAAATCTTTATTACCAGATTCTCAATTACCTTGGATAGAACTTCCAGCAAATCCTTTCGGATCTGGGCATAGAGCTACAGGAATTACTCCTGGGATAACACAGGGATCAATTGTATGGGGAATATGGGCAGTGCCAGCACTGAGGCAAAGACCCATTATTCTTGGTATAAAACATAATAATGAACAGACACCTTTAACAAGATCTCAACGGAGTGGATTTGATCCTCTTAGTGGATTTACATCTCAGGATGTTGTTCCTGGTTACGCTGTTCCTTTAACTGAAGGTAATCCATTAGAAGGAATTGCTTTCGGTAATTTCTGGAATCAATCTGATAAAGGTAAAATGGAGGAATATGTTATTCCTCTTAAATCACCTTCTCCATGTACAGCGTCTCCATTATCTGGAATAATGATGACGATGAGAAAATTGATACAACAAATAGAAAAGATAAGATCACAAATAAGAACATGGGGTTCTGCTGCTCAATCTTGGATATCTGAAAAACAAGCCTATATTCAAGATTTATTGCAGAAAGCTGCTAGGAAAATTTCAGAAGGAATTCGTTGGTTAATAGAAACTATAAGGAAATATACTATTGAATTTGTTGAAGATAAAATAAAAAAATTGATGTATAATGTCAATCATTCCGATAGACAAGCTGCAAAATCTGCAAAAGATACTGCTATGCAACTTTTGTCTTGTTTGTTTAACAAGATTATAAATGCTCTTCTTGGAATGGTTCTTAATATGCTCAAAAATGCTCTTGGTAGATTTATAAATGTACCCAAGTGTGTTGTTGAAAATCTTATGGGATCATTATTAGGAAATCTTTTTGGATTTCTTTCTGGTGCAATAGATAAAATACTTCAACCAATTTCTTCTATAATTGGTTCAGTAGTTAGTGTTGCTGATGGTATTCTTGGAGCGATAACATCTCTCATAGGATTTTTTGCGTGTGATGATCAGATGGAATGTCCAGAAACCACACAATGGCATATACACAATGGTGGGAGAGCACCTATTACTTTTGACATACAAACAATTTTTGATCAGGCAAAAAGTATTGCTGTTGATGTAAAAAAAATTGTTGATCCTGAAAACTTTACATTTGATCTCCCTTCTATATTTTCTAATGTAAATTCTTGTTTTACTGGACCAATTCTTTGTGGACCACCTAAGGTTGAATTTTTTGGTGGTGGTGGAAAAGGTGCCGCAGCAAATGCAATAATAAATGGTCTTGGGGAACTCATGGGAGTTGATATAGTTTCTCCTGGATCTGGATATACTAAACCTCCTTTTGTAAATCTTGTGGATGATTGTGGTAATGGGAACGGTGCAGTATTAAGATCTGTTATTGGTGATCCTACAACTATCGGATCAATTACTTATGGAAGTCCATCTGGAAATACAACTAAACAGGGTGGTTCAGCATCTTTTAGAGTAAGGGTAAGTGGAAATCCAACTTCTGATGTTTTTATTGATTTAACTCTTAGTGATGAAATGCAGGCAAAAATTTCTTCAGGAACACAATTGTTATCCAAATTAACACTTGCCTTTTCTCCTGATGGAACTGCATATACTAAACAACAAAACTTTACTAGACCTATAGATGTAACTGTAAGAAAAAATGGAACTAAAAGTGCAGATTTTATCATCACTTTAATTGGTCAAAATGATGGAGTTCCTGGAGATACTTCTTATACAGTTAATGGTTCATCAAGATCGAAAGATCCTGTTTTTAATGGAAGAACTGGATCTGTTCAATTGAAAAATATTGGAACATCATCATCTTCTGGTTCTACTACAAATTTACCTGGTGGTGGTACTGATAGGGAACCAACACAAACACCATTAGTACCGTTACCACTTACACCTGAACAATATGTTGGTATTGGATCAACCAATCTTCCTTTAGCACCAGATATACCAACAGAAGTTGGTGTAATTCGGGTAATTGTTGAAGAATCTGGGTTTAATTATCTAACATCTCCAAATGGATCTTTAGGTGGGGATGGTAGATTGTGGGCAACTCCAGAACAATTTGTAGTTACCAGATCTGATGGAACTTATGATGATCCTTATGATTCCGAAGATCAAATTGAACCACCTTTATCTTCTGGAGATAAACTTAGTAGACCAGAAGATAGGGTCCAGACAATTCTTACTGATGGAATTGTTGGTGGGGGAAGATCAACAGAATTTCCAACAAATGGTGATGGAAGTTATCCTGTTCTACTTTATTTGTGTGATGTAATAGTAGAAAGGGGTGGTATTAATTATAATATAGGTGATAAAGTTATAATTGAACCTAATAGTGATGGTGCAATTCTGGAACCAGTTATTGGACCTTTTGGATCTGTGGAAAAAATAACTATTGTTTCTCCAGGTATAGGATATACTGTAAGACCAAATATATACGTTGAAAGTCAAACTGGATATAATGCAATTCTTATTCCAGTATTATGTGTAAATAGGATAGGTGATGATACGGAAGGAACTATTTCTTCTAATGTTAAACCAGCAGACATTATAAAAGTTATTGATTGTGTAGGTACAGTTGATAACTCATAACATATAAATTTAACCATTGTAAATTTAATGGCACTACCGCAAACAAATTCAAAAAGAATAGGTACACACGAAGGTGAATTAAAATTTGGACATGTAGACATGAATGGGTCAATGTCTGGTGTCCAACTTAGAAATGGTCCTCCTGGACCAGAAGCAGAACATTATATGCAATTTGTTTCCACTGGAAAACAAAAAGGTGGAACAATTAATCGTTGTCCAAGAACATATCAGATTTGGTGTTCTGAAAGATCTGTAGATGGTATTGGATTTATTTTAAACGTTGCTGATGGTGATATCGTTATACGTGCAGAAAATGGCGATATACGATTTGAAGGTAAAAATATTATGGCTGTTGCTGGTGGATCTAATGGTAAAGAGGGGTATATAAATCTTTCTGCAGATGAGAAAATTGTATTGCAATCAAAAAATATACAAATTGATGGAACCTCTGTGGTTAAGTTTTTCTCTTCTGGATTAATGGAAATGGTTGGTAAAAATGCTGTAAATTTTTATGGTGGAATGGTTGATTGTGCTGATAGTTGTACAACAGCTCCTGGAGCATTATCAAAACCATTCCCATCTCCATTTGAAATCCAAAATCTCTTAACAGTTTAAAATAGGAATAATTAAATGAAACAATCTGATGTAGAAGTAGGGAAAAGACTAACAGTAGGTGCTGGAAATCCATCAAATGTTTTAGGTATTGGACCAACTGAACATAAAGGAACTGCTTTTGTTGAAGCACCTGCAGTTTTTGGGGATCCAGGTCCTTTTAAAGCAACCCCATTTGAACGAGGTACTGTTAATATTGGTCCCAATATTAATCCAGATGTTCTTAAATTGGGATCATGGCCATTTTATTCATTGATTGTTCAGACATATGCCAGAATAAAGTCATTTCTAAAAGTTGACACTTTATTATCTGTTAAGTTAATCAAATCTGATATAATTTATACTAATGTTTTGATGGCTAATACGAAAAATTTTGTAATAGATCATCCAACAAAAGAAAATAAGAAGTTAGTTTATGGATGTCTTGAGGGACCAGAACATTCCGTATATGTTAGAGGGAGGTTGAGAAATGATAATACAATTGAATTACCTGAATATTGGATTAATTTAGTAGATGAAACTACAATTACAGTTTCTTTGACTGCTATTAATTCTGAACAATCTTTATTTGTTGCTAAAATTGAAGATAATAAAATAATTATAGGTAATTATATGACCCAGTTTGGTGAATTACCGATTGATTGTTTTTATCATGTCTTTGCTGAAAGAAAAGATGTGGATAAATTAGAAACGGAGATTTAAATTATGCCAGGACCATTTAATTTTAACCAGTATGGAACCTTTACTGGACCAGCAAAAAATTATGAATTTAATGATGATGATGCTACTTGGTGGAGTGATATTCCTATAGACACTTCGTTCAAGTTAAATGATATTGGGGTTTTATTTTTTAATAATCAATCTGATTATGCATATTTCCACCTATATGGAGTATCAACAGCGTTAGTTACATTTGAAAAGAATAGTGGAGATTTACCTAATTTACTTGCTAATATTCAAAATACAATTTTTAACGGAAACATTATTATTAATGGAACTACCGTAGCAAACGATAATATTGTATGTAATTCTAATGTTGCTTGTAATGGTGTATTGAATTTGTCTGGTGTTGGTAATGCTGCGTCTTATATGACGACTACTAGAGCAATCGCACAATCTAAAAAATCTTTTGACATACCACACCCATTAAAAGATGATCATCGCCTTCGATATGTTTGTTTAGAAGGTCCTGCTGCGGAAGTTTATATTAGGGGTAAATTGGAAAATGAAAATATTATTACGTTACCAGAATACTGGAGTAATTTAATAGATCAAGAAACAATAGGAGTAACATTAACACCTATTGGGTATCATCAAGAATTGTTTGTTGAAAAAATAGAATGGGGATCTAGAATTGTTATTAAAAATAATTCTGGTGGATCTGTAAATTGTTATTATACTATTACTGCAGAAAGAAAGGATACTCCAAAAAATATTCCAGAGTACCTAGGGTTGACACCAGCAGATTATCCAGGAGATAATAGTGAATATACTATTAATGGTAATTGGAAAAATAAATAACTTAACAGTACACCATAGTTATGACAACATTATCGACCGTTGGGCAAACAGTTGTTTCTGGATTAACTTCCGAATCATCAAATAGAACAGAAAGTAATTCTACGTTTTCTATTCCTTTGGGAATAGCAGGAACTTCTATTAGCCAATATCAATTACCAGCAAAGGAATTGGATCTTGAGATACTTGAAAATGTACAACCAATATTGGATCAAATAAACGCTAAAAAATCACAGATAGTTTCTATTTGTAATCAGGTGATGTCTGTTTATATTCCTGGAATAAGATCTCCGTTATGTGCAGTTGAACCTGATAAAGCAAATTTAGATTCTGAGGTTATATCTGATAAAGATGAATATCCAGCAGTAATAGGTGGATTTAGTGGTGGTGGAACTCCTAACCCTGGAACTCCTCAAATTGCTTATGGGAATGTTAGACCTGATAATATAAGAATTTTAAGATATCCTAATTTAGAAAATAGAGTTGCACCTAATGATAATGCTTTAGAAAATTATAAATTTCCAGTATTAACAACTCAGAATTCTGGACAAGGGAAAGTGGATTCTTTCTTCAAAAATTCAAAATATAATGATGGAGTTCTTACTTATTATGTAACTAGCGATTCTGGTAATTGGAGTAGTGAAAGTTGGAATAGTAGTAGTAATGTAATAGGTCAGTATGTTAAAGTTACTGGTCCTGGAATTGGTACTATAGGAATTCCAGGAGCATATGATCATCCATCTACAACATTTACACCAGAACCAGAATATGCCTCAATAGTTTCTGGATTAACTGGTATTACTACTGGAACTTTTAACGGTGTTAGTGTTAATTTAAATCCAGTGACATTAAAACTAGAATCAACTGGATTTCCCCCATTACTCGCTTCTAGTTCTGGTACACTTGTTATTGCTTCTGGTCTTAATGCAACAACAATTATTAATAGTATTAATACTTTAGAATCTGAAATTGAAGCATTAAGAGTTGGGATTAGTACTTGGTTTGGTGAGGTAAACTCATTAAAAGAAAGAAGACATGGACAACAGTTAAGAGTGTGGAGTTATAAAAGAGTACAGTCTAGAAATAGTTCAGAAAATGTAAACATTGGATTGGGCGTTTCTTCTGTTGAACGAGTTGATCCTAGATTACCAACAACAATTTATGTATTTGATAATGAAGATAGTAGATTTGATGATACAAGTATAAAGTTTGATGCCAACTGATGATAAATAATAGGAAAATTATTTTATATAATAATGGCAAAATCACTTATTAGTATTGGATCGACATCTAATGATGGTACTGGAGATACTCTGAGAGCAGGGGCAGAAAAAATTAATGCTAATTTTGATGAGATTTATAGTACATTTGGAAATGGAACATCTTTAAGTTCTTCAGTAGCAAATGCCACAACATCTTCATATGCATCTGTTGCTGGAATTGCAACAATTGCACAGGGATTAAGTGGTGTTCCTAATATTACAGCAGGTATTGTAACTACATCTGGTAATTTAAATGTAGTTGGAATTGTAACCTCTTCAGGTGCAACAATCTATAATACAACGACATTAAGTAGTGTCGTTATTAGTGGTGTAAATACTCACAGTGGTGTTTCTAATTTTACTAATACTATTAATCAATCTGCTGGAACTGCTGCTATTAATAGATTGGTTGTATCTGGTGTTACTACTTCTGGTGTTGGTAATACAGCAGCACTTGGTGTTAATAGCAGTATGCAATTTTTCCTTCAAAATGACACAACTCTTAGAGTTGCAGTTAGGGGTAGTGATGGTGTGACTAGATATGGGACAATCTCACTTGCGTAAAGGCTTGACAGACGCTTTTTGATCGTGTATAATGATGAGGTAAACAAAGGTGATGTCATGATTGGTGATGTTGATGAGTATCTGACACGTTGCGTCGTGGATCCTAGCACTCGTACTTTTTTGATTTACTCAAATCTAGGTAATGAAAGAAAGATTGATTGTGCTAATAGTAATGAATTTATGAATGTTCTCAGTTTTGTTCGGAGTATTCTTGAATCTGATACTTTAGTTTACGCTGATCCCCTTGTGAGAGGGTGATCCTTGCGGGCATGGTGTAGCGGTAACATACCATCCTTCCAAGTTGTAGTCACGGGTTCGATCCCCGTTGCCCGCTTACCAAAATTGGACTTTAATTCCATTTTTGGTCGAAAAAATTTCCCACTAAAATTTGCTAAAAACCCTTTTTATGAATCCTTATAAAATTTCGTATAAAAATTTAAAAGAGGAACCTATTAAAACTACACCTGAAAATGTGAAAGAAGCAAATGAGGGATTATTTTATGCTAAAATGACACTTCCAGCTGCTGCTAAGCATTGTGGAATGTCTAAAAAAGAAATGAAATTAACATTTTACGAATATCTTAAATATCACCCTAAAACTTATATTGGGGAATAATTGTTTACCCCTAATATATAATAAAAGAAGATTCTTATGGGATATAGAATCGACAGCACTTATTGTTGGTATAGACTTGAGAGTGAAGACATTATTGTTAAAATGTATTTTATAAATAATGTTCCTTTTACTTTTGATGAAATCTCATCTATAGTTTCTGAAGATCCAGAAATTATAACTATAGCTAATGAAAATAATAAATTTTCACCCGAAGATTTATACAGAACTTCATTTTATCTAATTGATGAACAAGTTCACCCATTTTTATTTCCAGTAGACTTAGAAAACCCAGAGGAATTGCCAGATGATTGAAGAATTTTGTAAATACTTTGAAGGTTATTTTAACAATCAAAGACAAGCATTTGCAAATCCTAGAGAATTTGCTCTGATTGAATTGGAGCATCACCAAATCTCTGATAATAAATTTAGGGTCAGTCAAAAATATAATATTGACCCAGATCCATATCGCAAAACAATTATTGAAGTGATTGAAGAAGATGGTCATCTTCTCCTTAAAAATTATAAAGATGATGAAGAATTGACACCTCTTCCTGGTTGTGATATTATTATGAAATATCAAGATGGTAAATTCTTCGGGAAAAATTCCTGCAAAGAATGTATTGTTCCCTGGGGAATTAAAACTACATATTTAATGACTGAAAGTATTCTTAGTGAAGATCTTTATGAAGTCATTGATCAGGGATTTGATGTTGAAAATGATGATCAAATTTGGGGATCCTTTAATGGATTTTTTAGATTTGATAAAATTAAATCTTTTAAAGAGGAGTAATCCTTTTTGCCTTTGTAGCTCAGTGGTAGAGCAGGGCTTTTGTAAAGCTCAGGTCGCAAGTTCAAATCTTGTCGGAGGCTTTGAGTTAGTAACTCTAATATGAAAAACGAAGTAAATTTTAAATATATTAACGTCTTTGACAATAAAGATGTAACTTATGATTTGGAAAAATATCCAATGAATAAGATTATTCTCAGAGAAGTTCAAAAATATTATCCAGATGTTCAAGATCTAAGTCTTCTTCATGAGCATGTTGAAGGTGGAAAGGTATCAGATCTGATGTCTAAAGTTAGTAAAGACCTAACTAAAACGGAATTTTATGAATATTTTGATGATATTGTTAAACAATATGTTGTATCACAAATTGATCGTGATGTTCTAATTCAAAAATTTGGAAATGTTAGAGCAGTTATTCCAAATCAAGATAAAATTGGTGCTCTTCTTCACTTCCATCAAGGAAGATGGGTTGGAAATGGTCTTGGATTGAGAACTGTTTGGATGGCATTTACTGATTGTTATGAAAGTAATAGTTTACAAATTCTTCCTTTAGAAGAAAGTAGAAGAATTACAGTTGATGCAGTTAAAGAAAATTGGTCATATGAAAAACTGCAAGAAGAATGTACAAGACATGCATTTCCTGTGACCATTAAACCAGGACAATTTCATCTGTTTACTCAAGAACATATTCATGGTAATTTCCCAAATCTTACTAACAAAACTAGAATTAGTATAGATGTAAGAATTTTATTAAAAGATGGTCAACCCCACCGTAAATGGCCAGGTGCTTATTTTAGAAAATTGGGAAATCTTGATATTAATTCAAAACCTGTAGAAATTAAACCTGGAGAATCTACTGCAACGTATGCTGAATATGAAGGATTTAAGACAAAAGGAATTGATCTTCATTTTCAAACTCTTACAGTAAGAAATTATTGTTCTAGAATGGGATATGTTTTTCCATATCAACACGCCGATAATGAAGGAACCCATCATGCCCATTTAGAGCATTTAATTGAACATGGAAACATCGATCATTTATTCTTGTTCAGTATTTTTTCACTACCAGATGATCCAGGTAGGAGACAACATTTAATGAATTTGGCTTTAAAGAATAATTGTAAACTACACTTTGCAAATGAGGAATTTGTGCTTGACAACGAAGAGATGTTGAGTAAAATAGAGTACTTACGATCATTTACAAATGATTGGACAAATCCTGTGGATCAAGTTTTATGAAAGTTAATCTTTGGTACTGTTGTGAGATGAAACAATGGCGTTGGACATTGTGTGATGATTCTAGACCAATATTGAAACAAGAATCTGGTCAACAACCAAATCTTAGAGATGCAATGAACGATGTTGCAAATACAGTAGAATATATGAGTCAAAAAAATGAGTGATACCCTTAAAGTATTTCCTGTATTTTCTTCTCCTATTGCTGTTTTTGATATTGAACAGAATTTAGATTTTTACTACGAAAAATTAAAAACATTTTATAATTTTAAATCAATATATCCTAAAGAATACTCTGAACAGGCGGATATAAAAAACACATGGATTAGTGAAAGTTATGTTGTTTTTAAAGATTTTCCAGACCTAGAAAAGATAATTTTAAAATATTTTTACAATTATAAAAATAAGGTTTTAAAATATGAAAATACTGATTTTGTTTTTACAACTTCTTGGGTAACAAAAGTTGAAGTTCCTTCATATCATCCATATCATCCACATCACAATTCTATGTTCAGTGGATGTTTATATTTTGATGATGGATCTCCGATAGAATTTCATCCAAGTTATAATCCTTTGATAGCAGTTAATAACCCTACTGAAAATAATATTTACAATTCATTGCATTGGGAGATAGAAACTAAAAAAAATAGGTTGATATTTTTTCCAAGTTATTTACTTCATAGAATATCGTCAAATCACTTGACAAATGATACAAGATATTCTTTAGTTTTTAATATTCTTCCAACTGGTACTTTTTCTACAAATACTGCCATTGTTAATATTGATGTAAAAGATATTGATTGGCATACTTATAGTATTTTTAATGATGAATGGTTGAATAAAGATGAAGGGTGATTTTTTTATAGATAAAGTAACAAAACAAGAAATTAAAGAATTATTATATAATCATCATTACTTAAAGGATTATTCAAAAGATTTTAAATCTGGTTATAATTATGGACTTTACCACAACTCTTTCACAGACATCCTTAGGATTGGCAACTGCCTTGGTGTTTGCATTTTTACTGGTCTCCCAGTTCCAGAAATTGCCGTAGGAGCGTTTGGATTAAATCGTAATGAACAACAAGGAATCTTTGAACTCTCAAGACTTTGCATCGAACCTAATACACAGTCAGAAGAATATAACATCACTTCTTGGTTTGTATCACGATCGATTAGACAATTTCGGA